TACGCCCTGGAATGTGAAGGAAACTTGATCGCCTTGCTGCTTGGCCTTGATGCCAAATTCTTTCAGGCGCTCAAACTCGCCAGTTGATGCATCCGCAACCGCTTCGATCATCTGCGATAGGTCTTTCCCCATCGCTGCCGCCGTGTTGCCGTAGCTGATGATTGCCTTCTTTGATGGCTCAAGGCCTAGCGATACCAGCTTTGTGAATGCGGTCACTGACTGATCGAGCGTGTACGGCGTCTCGGCTGCGATCTTGGTTAGTTCGCCGAATGCGGCCGCCGCTTGCTCTGAGCTGCCAGTCATGGTTTTAAGGCTGGCCATGAGTACGTCAGTTTGTCGCGCAGTCTGAACCAGTTTGCTCATCGCTGCGCCAGCAGACACAACCAGCCCAACGGCAGCGGCTGCGCTCTTTGCTGTGTCCGTCAGCGATGACAGCTCACGATTGACTGCTGATGCGCCCTGGCTGCTTACTCTGACAACAAGTGAGGCGGTATCAGACATTTTCTCGGCCCTCAAATAGTGCGTCTATGTCCATGATGATCTGGACTTCATGCGGTGACAGCTCTACATCATACAGCCTGCAATAGCTGCGGATGTCAGTGAATCCAATGGCATCCCTAGGCATCAGCGTCACAATGTCATCTGCAACCATGCGCCCGAATTTCAGGCGCTTGTAATGCGAGTAAACAGGCTCCATTCCATCAGGGAAATCAGGTTCTGCCCGGCCTTCTGGCTGCGGGGCTTCTTTGATTATCCCCATGGCGATCAACGCCTCGTTATGCCCTGCCGCTATTGAGTCAAACTCGGCAAGCTTTTGCCTGCCATTGAACTCCCACCGGCAATAATCCAGCAGGGCATCTACTTTTTTGCTTCACCAATCTTTGCGGCCCAGGCCGCATTACCAATCAATGCGATCAGGTACGGCAACTGTTCCAAAAGGTTGCCAATGTTTTCCTCAGTTGCTGGGTCATCCATCGACCATCCAGCAACGCACGTGATGGCAAAAGCGCGGTCAAGCTTGGCGATCTCGTCCTTGGCAATGGCGTTGTATTCAGTGAAGTCTCCGGAATCTTTGCACTTGGCCAGCAGGTCTTTGTTGTCGCGTTTGATCTTGTTTGTAGCAAACAGGTAGGCATCAAAGGCTTTGACCATTACGCCGGATGTCGGGCTGTGAAGCGTGAACCGCTCTCCGGTGTCTTCGCCTTGCATGTCGGTTATTGTCAGTGGTTGCTCAGGGGCCAGAGATTTAACTAGGTCGAAAATGTTCATGGTGCCTCGCGTTGATGTCGATTCAATGCTCTCATTCTAGCGATAAAAAATGCTCATGGCTAATTGATGCGGATAAACAAAAGCCCCTCGCAAGGGGCTTTGTGGTTACGCGTAGGTTAGGCGCTGAATGGTGATGGATGACTGCATTGGCGTTCCAGTTGCCTGCCCTTCAATGCTCAGTGTCACCGCCTCAGATCCTCCAATCTCCGGTGTTGCTGCCGTAAGCTTGGAGTTGTGCAAGGTGAATGACATGGCCCCGGACTGGCCAGACAGGATGCTGGTAAGCTCGATGTCAGTCTCATCAAGGAACTTTTCCAGCATGGTCATATCGTACAGCTTGCCAGCCAGCGAGAAGGTGTTGTTCGCCCGCCCGCGCTCTACAAATGCAACTGCGCGATTACCCAGCTCATACTGGGCACTGGCTTCGTTATCGTTGGTGATGGTGAATGTATCAACCAGTTTTAGCGGGGCTGTTCCATCGAACGCCGCAACGTCCACTGACGCAAACGGATCAGCGGTGTAGGCAACGGTAAAGGTTGACCCAGATGGAAGCGCGGTAAGGATCTCCTGATTCAGGCCGATGAACGGGAATGAACCTGTCACCATCGCGTTAACTGCCTGCTCAATGGTGAACCCGGTAAACTCAACGCCGCGCGTGATCACGAAGGCATCTGGATTGCCGCATTTGCCTTTGAACCAAGTCAGGATTGAAACGGACTTACACAGGTTGCCAGTTTCCAGCTTGTCAGCCGACGCAAAGTCAGTGGTCACTGCGCTTTCGTTGGTCAGCGTGTGCTGAATGCCAGCCCCAGTGATGGCCAGCGCCGTGACGGTGGTGGCGATGAACGGCTTTGCGTTGTCACCAGTCAGATCAGCGAAGCGAACCAGATCGCCAGCAGAACAGATGGTTGTGAAATCGCCAGTTGCGCGGGCGTACGTCTTGGCTGATGCGTTGACGGTGACGGAAAGCCCAGCAGCAGTTGAGCCAGTGACCCAGCCGGAAGTCATGGCGCAGGCTAACAGATCATCCTGCGACTGCTGCGATAGCTCGATAGCATACTCACCAGCCACCTGCTCGTTACCTGTGCGGATGGATGAGATTTCGCGCCCACCATCAAGCTCAGCAGACACCAAAGCATCACGGGTAACAGCAGGTACGCCACTGGTAGAACGCAACGGGCGCCAGCTTGGGCTAGTAGGGGTAACCCCCTGCGTGACCTCTGGAACATAAAACTGGGCCGTGCTGGCCCCTCGGAACGGTTGAATAGACATATCACAGCCTCTCAGTGTAAGTGATCCACTCAATGGTCACAGGTTTAGTTGCCCAGCCGTTTTGCACTGTCTGGCGCTCAGGGCTGAATTTGGTAATTTCCAAGCAGATTGGAGTGCGTGTGAGCACGGTTCCTGGCTTGAATGCGGCATTGAGCAAGTCTGTCATTCGATTGACAGGCCCAGTGCCAACGCCGCTCGCGTAGTTTACATCAATCTGGTAAATGCCTGCGCGCCGGTCGGTGAAATACAGGTCAGCGGCATCAACTGGTGACGGCAGCAGATACCCAGCAATGTACGGCTGGCTTGTGCTCATCTCGACGGATACGCCATTCAGCAGCAGCGAGGAATTCTCAAGCTGGTATGCCATTGAGTTGGCGGTTGCAAACGTCTTGAACGCGATGTCTAGCGCTTTCTGGATTGCCTCGGTGATTCCTTCACTCATAGCGTGTTCTCCATGGTGGTAGCCATGAATTCGATCTTGCCGATCTCGATCTGCCCGGCTAGCGCGAAGCAGTCTGAACCGTTTGCCCAGCAACGTAACATCGCGTTATCGGTTGTCGCTGCGGCTATGAATACGTTTTTGATCTGACCATCTTTTGCCATGGCAAGAATTTCCTCAAGTCTAGCAATGACGTTCTCGCCTGATTCCGGCTGTGAGCCTTTCATTCTGACAACTGTTAGGTTGCTCATTCAAAGATCCTTGATACCAATTCAACAAGCCAGACTGATCGCGGCTCACCGACGCAAGCCATTAAATATGTGAGCCCGGCAGATACTACCAGCGTTGCCATGACTACCATCACACTCTGGATTGGACTCATCTATTGGCCCTCGCCATTTCTTCCAGTATCGCATCGAATCGAGCCACGTTAACGCGCACACAGCCGGCCGGGGCTTGCTTGGAGTATCCGCCGACAGTGTTAGGCCCGTCGCCAGGATAGCCGCCATATTCCAGTTTCCATGCGTATGGCAGATTGTTGGATAGCGTGAATTGGTCGAATGGTGCGGTGGCCACAAACTGAGTCATGGCCGCAATGGCTGCATTGCCAGCCGCATCGGTCATGCTGCTAACGCCACTCGCCGGAGTTGGCCCGTTAGCCGTCCAGTTAGCGCGGAATCTGCCAGAATCCACCGGGCTAGACTTGATGACGGCGGAAAACAGCTTGATTGCCGTACCGCGCACAGTCTTATCGATGCTCATGTTGGCTTTCTTGGCAAATGCTCGCATCTGGTCGGCAAAGTCAGTCATCTATCGCCTCTGCTGACATCTTGCTGAACGCCTTAGCTATCACGCGGAACCAGCGGCGAGACGCAACATTTCCTGTGAACTCGAAAGCATGAAGGCTGCCAATCTCTGAGTAGCTGCATCCTTTGGCGATTGCGGTAGCAATTGGCCCACACCGCTCTCCGTGGAATCCATTTTCCGCATCGCACATAGCGCAGCAACCAGACGCAATAATTTCCATGTCATCTCCTCGCGTGAATTTTGTAGCAGATCGCCGTACTGGTGTATTCAACCAGCGGCCCGTCAACGATAGACCATTCTACACCATCGATTTGCAATTTGTCGGCGGTGGTCGGCGCGGTGGCGGATGTGACGATAGCCTGAACGTCTCCGGCCTGAATCGTTGTTCCGTTAACCAGCCCAGCAGAGAATGGCACGGTGACGCCAACAAGGTCGATGATCTCATCAACACCTGGCAGCACTTCTCCTGCATCGTCATCCCACGCCGGAACACCTTTGCGCACCAGCTTAAT